AGGAAATCGTTCTCAAAATGAACCATTATTTACTGGATTAGAACCAACTAGAGCAGCAGGATCCGTAGATGATGGATACATTTGGAAATTCTTATTTTCAGTTGCTCCTAGTGATATTATTAAATTTGATGCTACCGAATTTATACCTCTTCCTAATGATTGGAGTTCATCTACAGATGCTCAAATAACTGCAGTTAGAGATAATGGTAATGCTGATGTAAATAATAATCAACTTAAAAATGTTTATATTGCTGAACAAGGTAATGGATATGCTGGTAGTGGAGTATCTCAAGAATTTAACATTGTTGGTGATGGAAGTGGTGGTAAAGTTATAGTTGATGTTGTCGGTTCTAAAATAACAGGTACACAAATATCTGTTGGTGGTAAAGGTTACACTTATGGAATGGTAGATTTAACTAGTATTTCATCTGGTGTAGATAGTAACAATAAAGCAAAGTTAGTTCCAATCATACCACCTTCAAAGGGACATGGATATGATTTATATAAAGAATTGGGTGCTGATAGAGTTTTAGTATATGCTAGATTTGATGATTCTACAAAGGATTTCCCAATTGATACTAGATTTTCACAAATTGGTATTGTAAAAAATCCAACATCAATAGGATCTACTCAGGTATTCACCGATAATCAATTTTCTTCTGTTAAATCACTAAATTTAAATAGTTTTGATACTACTCAAAGTCTTGCAATTGGTGATAAAATCCAACAAAGTATAAAGGATGGTGATACAGAAGTTGGTAAAGCATTTGGATATGTGGTTTCGTATGATATCATATCGGAAGGTGATACTAGGAAGGTTGCTATCTTAAAATATTATCAAGATAGATCATTATACTTTAATCCTACTACAGGCGATCAAACTGATTATACTGATGCCAATAATATTACTGAACGTGGCAGTTCATCAGGTACGATTTATGACTTTCAATCCACTGATGAAAGTGTAGAGGCAGTTACTGGAAGTTGGAATGCGAAAATTAATACCAATTTCTCTGGTATTACTACAAATCCAACTGAAAATAAAATTGTTGAATTGGGAGTTGAGTTTACAAATGGTATCGCAGCATCTGAGATAAATAATGAGTCTGGTGATATAATCTACTTAGATAATAGAGCATTAATCACTAGAGATTCAAGACAAAAAGAAGACATCAAGGTTATCCTGGAATTTTAAAACATGTCACAGAAAACTAATTTAAATATAAGTCCGTATTATGATAATTTTGATGCGGAAGATAATTTTTACAAGGTATTATTTAGGCCAGGAAGACCCGTACAGGCGAGGGAATTAACTACTCTTCAATCGATATTGCAAAATCAAGTCGAATCATTTGGTAAGCATGTATTTAAGGAAGGTTCTTTAGTTATTCCTGGTAATGTTACATATGATAATAATTATTATTCTGTTAAAATAGATTCAGAACATCTTGGACTCCCAGTTTCTTTATATGTTAATGAATTAAAAGGTAAAAAACTTAAAGGACAGAATACAGGAATAGAAGTTATAGTCGATGACTGTAAATATCCATCAGATTCACCAGATATTACTGATTTAACTTTATTTGTTAAATATTTGACTGCAAATGATGATAATACAGATGCTTCATTGGAGGATGGTGAACCATTAATTGCACAAGAAAGTATTCTTTATGGAAATACTACAATAGATGTAGGGGATAGTGTAGCTAATTTAGTAGAAATAAACGCATCAGCAGTTGGAAGTGCTGTTAGAATTGCAGATGGTGTTTATTTTATTAGAGGAACTTTTGTAGATGTTGCTGCTGATACAATAATTTTAGACCCATATTCAAATAATCCAAAGTATAGGGTTGGATTGAATATTTTAGAATCAATTATTACTGCAAAGGATGATGATTCTTTATATGATAATGCAAAGGGATTTTCTAATTATGCAGCTCCAGGTGCAGATAGATTAAAGATTACTACAACATTAGCTAAAAAATCTTTAAATGATTTTAATGATACTAGTTTTGTTGAAATAATTAGATTAGATGATGGTGACGTTAAAAAAATAGATAATAGACCTGATTATGCTTGGCTAATGGATATGATAGCTGAGAGAACATATGAAGAGTCTGGTAATTATGCTTTAGGTAATATAAATGTTAATATAGATGAGTCACTAGATGATGGTATTGGAAATAATGGTGTTTATAAATCAAATGAATCAACAAAAGGATATGATGGTTCAGGTGAGAACCCTAATACTCCAAATGATGATTTAGCTGCTGTAACAGTTGCTGCTGGAATTGCTTATGTTAAAGGAAAAAGAGTTGAGAGAGCTGGTGGGGAAATATTAGATTTAGATAAACCAAGGGATAAAGAAGCAATAGAAACTGCTAAAGTTCCATTTGAAATGGGTTCTTTATTAAGAGTTAATAATGTAACTGGAACTCCTTACGTTGGTATTGATAATAATACTAATACAGTATATCTTAATAGTGAGAGAAAAGAGTTTGCTGGACATGATATTCCTATGGGAGTGGGTGTTGGAACAGCACGAGTATATTCATTTGGATTAAGAAATACTCCTTATGTAAATGGTGCTAGTGAATGGGATTTATATCTATACGATGTTCAGACATATACAGAGTTGACAATTAATCAAGCTATATCTTTAACAGATTGCCCTATTAGTTCATTTATTAGAGGTGTTAGTAGTGATGCTACTGGATATCTTGCTGGTAATCCAGGTGGTGGAACTTCAGGAACAACTTTATTATTATCTCAAACTTCTGGTACATTTATTACTGGTGAACAGATTTTAGTTAATGAAATCGATACTTTTGGTAGATCTATTAAAAGTATAAAACAGTATGGTGCAAATGATATAAAATCAGTTTATCAAAATAGTAGTGCTTTTACCGATATCGCTTTTGATTTTGCTGCTGATACTGTATTAAGAGAAAAGGATATTCCTGGTATTGATCCAAAATCTACTTTCTTCGTGGTTGGTGATACAACTGGTTCAAATGGTACTATTACTTCACCTGGAAATACTTTTGGTGGTGTTAAAGATGGCACTATACTTAAGTATAGACTTCCTGGTACAACAATACCAACTCTTAATAAAGTCGTTAGTAAATCTGCAGATTTAAAGACATTAACTGTCATAAGTGTTCCTGAAGTAACTGGAATTACAACTGGAATTGTTGGATTTACTTCAACTTCTGCTATATCTGTTGCTGTGCCACAAATAATTGATAGTGATACTTCTGGACTCTATACTCCTATAGAATTTCCAAATGTTTCTGATGTATCTTTAGAAGATTCTGAATTAGTAATTGCTTCTCAAATAAAGAATAAAACACCTTCTAGTGGTGGATTAACTGTAAATGTGTCAGATTTAACTGGTATACAAACTGCATTCTTTAGTAATTTTGATACTCAAAAATATTCTATTAGTTATTCTAATGGAACTATTGAACCATTAACTAGTGAACAAGTTAATTTTGAAGTAGGTTCAACTAGACTTAGTATTAATGGATTGTCAAATACTGCATGTACAGTTAATGTAACAGTAGAAAAACAGGCAATTAAAGAGAAAAATAAAGAATTTGTTCGTAGTAAAACTCTAACTGTCAATAAAACACAAACTCCTGTTACTGGTTTTGCATCAGCTGATGGAGTTTCTGACACTGGATTATCTTTAAATAAGTTCTATGGACTTAGAGTTGAAGATAAGGAAATTTCATTAAATAATTGTGATGTAGTAAATGTTGTAGCTGTCTTAGAATCTAAGGATGGTTCTGCACCAACATTGGATAAATTAACATTTCTAAGTGGTTTACAATTGCAGGATAATGCAATAGTTGGTGAAAAGATTATAGGTTCTGAAACTGGTGCGATTGGGCAAATTATATCTAGACCATCTCAAGAACAAATTGAATTTGCTTATTTAAATAGCAGTGAATTTGATCCTGGAGAATTAGTTACATTTGAAGAATCTAATATTAAGACTCTTTTACAGGCAGTAACTTTAGGTAATTATAGTAATATAACAAGTAGATTTGAATTAGATAAGGGACAGAGAGAACAATTCTATGACTATTCAAGATTAGTTAGAAAGAATAATCTTCCTGCACCATCTAGACAATTATTAGTAATTTACAATTACTACAATGTTGATGTAAGTGATACTGGTGATGTTTATACTGTTAATTCATATGATAAAGATAGATTTTCAAATGATGTACCTCTTTTAGCAAATAATGTACGAGCAACTGATACTCTTGACTTCAGACCAAGATTAGCTGAATTTGCTGCTACTGATAAATCTCCATTTGCATGGACTACTAGAAACTTTGGTGCTGCAGGAGCAACATCTACTGTTGTTGTATCTCCTGAAGGTGATAGTAAAATAGGTTATAGTTATTATCTACCAAGAATTGATAAAGTAATTCTTACTGCATTACCTGCCACTGTTGGACAATATGGAAAATATACAATCGTAAAGGGTTCGTCGTCATTAGATCCAAAAGAACCAGTTTTACTTGATGACTCAATGCATATTGCTACAATTGATATGCCAGCTTATCTTTATCACGCATCTGATGCGAAAATATCTCTTGTAGAAAATAAGAGATATACTATGAGAGATATTGGTAAGATAGATGATAGAGTATCTAATTTGGAAGTTGTTACTAGTTTAACTTTACTTGAACTCGATACTAAGAGTTTCCAAGTTAAAGATGCAATGGGTGATAGATTTAAATCTGGATTCTTTGTTGATGATTTTAAAGATACTAAACGTATGGATAGAGGAAATCCAGATAATAAAGTTAGTATTGATACTGTAAAACATGAAATGATTGTTCCATTAGATGCATTTACAAATGCACCAGAATTGGGATTAGAACCATCAATAAATGTAGATACTGCTGATTTTTCACAAAATTTACCATTATTAGATTCAAATGTTGTAAAAACTGGCGACTTAATTACATTAAAATATGATAATGTTTCTTGGATTGAAAATACACAAGCAAGTAGGGTTGAAAATGTTAACCCATTTAATGTTGTTGTATTTAGAGGTAGAATTACTTTAGATCCTGTTGGAGATAATTGGTCAGAGAAAAAAATCAATGACAAGGCAGATATAATTCTAGAGGGAGATCCAGAAGATGTAGGAACTAGCACTGACACAGTATTCACTGCATCTGTCAAAATACCATTTATGAGATCTAGGAATGTTGCAATTTATGCACATGGTTTAAAACCATTAATAAGATATTATCCATTCTTTAATGGAAAAAGTGGTATTGATGTAATTCCTAAGTTAATTGAAATAACTATGTCAACTGGTTCATTCCAAATTGGAGAAACTGTTGAAGGTTTTGGAATATCACCAGCAGGTAGCTGTAGATTTAGAGTTGCACAACCAAATCATAGAACAGGTGCTTATAGTGCTAATACTGGTGGATGTGATACTTTCTATGCGGTTAATCCATATGAACCTACATCAGGAATTGCAGCTGCTTATACAGAGTCTTCTACAGTTCTAAACGTAGATATTGCATCATTATTGACAGAGAGACGAGGTGATTTTTATGGATTTGTTACTAAAAATATGCAATTAAAGGGACTAACAAGTGGTGCAATTGCTACAGTTTCTGATGTTAGAATGATTGCAGATAATCTTGGAAATGTAAATGGTGCTTTTTGGATTAGAGATCCAAATACTGATCCTGTCCCACCGTTAAGATTTAACAATGGTACTAGTACATTCAGATTAACATCATCTATTACAAATACACCTCAGGATCAAACACCTGGAAATTCATTAATAACTGAGGGAGAAACTAATTATACCAGTAATGGTATTTTAAATCTCTTTGATAGAACAAAAACTATTATAAGACCACGCCCAATTCCTCCTTATCAGCATGATGATCCTCTTGCTCAATCATTCTATGTTGATGAGAGTGGAGCATTCTTATCAGGATTAGATTTATATTTCTTCTCTAAAGATGATACGCAAAGAGTAACCGTTCAAGTAAGAACGATGGAACTTGGAACTCCAACAAATCAAGTTGTAGCAGATTATGCTCAAGTTGAACTTGATCCTACACAATTAGATTCTACTGGAGCATCTATTATTAAGACATCTGATGATGCGTCAGTTCCAACAAGAGTAACTTTCCCATCTCCTGTTTATTTGGAAGCAAGAACGGAATATGCAATTGTACTTTTAGCACCAAATACTCAAAAGTACCAAGTTTGGGTTGGTAGAATGGGTGAACCTACTATAGAAACTAGAACTCTAGGTCAAGGTAGTCAAGCTATAATCTCCAAACAATATATTGGAGGAAGTCTATTTAAGTCTCAGAATGGTACTATTTGGACAGCAAGCCAATTTGAAGATCTTAAATTTACACTTTATAAGTGTGGATTTATAACTGGTACAACAGGTGATTTAACTTTATATAATTCTCCACTTACAGATGTGGATCCAAAGAATAAATTAATTACGAATGCAATAAAATCATATCCAAGAAAACTTAAGGTTAGATTTACTAATACTGCTTATATTACTGATTTTGCAGCATCATATGTACCAGGTAAAAAGGTTTCTGGTTGGGCTGGTGGAACTGCCCCTAGTGTTCCTACTGATGCAGAAGGATACATTGAAAAGGTTGGTGGTAGGATAGGAGAGGTTGCTATAACAGGTGTAGGAACTGGATATCCATTAAATAAATCTGGTTCAAATCTTACTGGTGTTGGATTATATACAATAAGTGGTAATGGTTCTGGTGCTGTTGGTGTTGTTACAACAAATGCTTCTGGTGAAATTTTACAATTAAGTGTTGAGGGTTCATCAGCAGATGCAGGTTATTGTGTTGGTGATGTTTTAGGTATTACAACTTCATCTTTAGGTTCTACTGCTGCTGATAAAATAGGTTCAGATGCTAGAATAACAGTTACGGATATGGATTTTGCCAATACATTATATCTCAATAATGTTCAAGGAGATTCCTTTAATGGTGGTAATTGGTTGATTCAATATGAATCAGATGGAACTACAACTACACTTGGTGCTGCAACTACAACAATTGTAAGTTCAGAGCAATTTGGAGAATTATACAGTGGTAATGTAATGGAAGTACTGCAGTATAACCATAGTATGACTGCTGATAACAATAGAGTTAGTATTAAAGGTATCGCACCAAATAGTATTCCTGTTAATCTTACAGGTGCTTTAAATTCTACTGATACTACAATTAGTATCAGTACAGCAACATTTACTAAAGCAGAAGGAATAACAACCTCTACAGGATATGTTCAGGTAGGTGAAGAAGTTATATACTATGATGGTATAAATGTTGATGCATTAAGTATTGGTGCAAGAGGATATGGTGGAACCCCTGTTACGAATCATGCTGTAAATGCTCCAGTATATCCATATGAATTTAATGGATTCTCTTTGGTAGGAATTAATACTACCCATGATATGGTAACTTCTACTGCATTGAAGGCACAGAAGACGATTGATACTTATTTAATAGAAGCAAAGAGAATTGGTAGAACGAATCTTCCAAATAGATCCAGTGGTAGAGCACAACTTTCCTTTACTGAAGGAGGTTTTGCTGGAGGAAGTTCAATTCAATCTTCTAAACAATTCCAATATGATGGATTCTCTCCATCATTTAATGTATTAACTCCTGGAAGTGGAACTGAAATTTCCGCACAGTTAAGAACAGTATCTGGAACTAGTGATGGTGGTACTGAAGTATCTTTTACTGATAAAGGATATACTCCTGTTGAATTTAATCAACTTAATAGATTAGATACACCTAGATTACTTGCATCAAAAGTTGATGAAGAACTAAGATTAACTAATTTACCAAGAAATAAATCAGTTACTTTATTAACAAACTTTAAGACTTCTGATTCTAATTTATCTCCTGTATTGGACATTCAATCTGGAGCATTCAGATTCTTTAGAAATAGATTAAATAATCCAATAGTAGATTACACCTCAGATTCTAGATCCAATGCATTAACAGGAGATCCACATGCTGCTTGTTATATCTCACAAAGAGTTGATTTGGCAAATCCATCAACTTCATTGAAAGTCCTCATTGGTGCTTACAGAGCACCAACATCAGACTTTAGAGTTTTATATAGATTGTTTAAACCAGATTCTGCTGAAGTTGAACAATCATATGATTTATTTCCTGGATATGATAATCTTAGAGATGTTGATATTGAACTTCAAGTTGTTGATCCATCTAAGAATAGTGGAAGAGCTGATAAATTAGTCCGTGCAAGTAAGAAGGATGAATTCTTAGATTATGAATTTACTGCTAATGATTTAGATGAATTTACTGGATTCCAAATTAAAGTTGTTATTAGTGGAACTAATGAAGCAGATCCTCCTAGATTTAAAGATTTAAGAGTTATAGCTTTAGCATAATGATACGAGTTGAAGGGCACAAACATCTCTATAGAGATGAAAAATCAGGTGCAATTATAAATTGTGATACCAATTCATATTCTCAATATAAAAAGATAAGAAACAAAAAATTATCTGAAAAAAATGAGATTGAACGTTTAAGATCTGATATTGATGAGTTAAAATCTCTTCTACATGAAGTGTTAAATAAAAGATTATAAATATTTAAAAGTATATTGAGTAATAATGGCAGTATATGTATCCAACATCACAATTGAGCAGGGATTTGATTTTGACACATCCTTTCAGTTAGAGGATACTCGAACTAATGAATTTTTAAATTTAGTAGGTGCAGCTGCATCAGCTCAACTTAGAAAGCACTCTTCAAGCACAACTAAAGTTGCGTTTGCATGTAGTATTTCTCAGCCAGAGAATGGTATTATATCAATTAATATGTTAGCTGCAACTACTGTCAATATAAAACCTGGAAGATATGTATATGATGTAAAGATTTTGGCTTCAGGTAATAAGGAATATAAAGCTGTTGAAGGATCAGCACTAGTTAGAGGTGGAGTAACAAGGTAATGCCAACAATAAACGACAGAATCGGTTCACAAAATGTAATCCGAGTATTATCAAATGCTTCTGCACCACCTTCTCGTGTTAATAACTTATTAGATATTAATGCTGGAAGAAAGGATGATACTGATGCTACTGGACTACTCTTAATATGGGATAAAACTTCTGCAAAATATATTCTAGGAAATGATATTTCTCATGGACTTAATATAACAGGACTTACTACATTTACTAGACTTGAAGCAACAGGTGTTGAATTTAGCGGAGTAACAACAGCAGCAACTCTTAGTGCAACCACTGCACTTTCAATGGGTAGTACTTCTGTTATAAGTGCAGCAAGACAATTACAAAATATTGCATCTTTAGATTCTACAACAACAGCAACTATTGAGGCAGCAATTGTTAATGCACCCAATACGTTTAATGATTTACAGGTAACTGGAATTTCAACCTTTATTGGTCCATCTGGACATGTTGGAATTGCTACTTTTGATACTGCTACCTTTGCAGGTATAACAACATTTAATGATGCTTTAAATGCTAATGCTCAGACAACATTAGCTTCTGCTCTCGTATCCGACTTAACATCAGGAAGAGTTGTTACTGCAGGTACTGATGGTGCAATACAAGATAGTGCTAATTTAACATTTGATGGAACTAAGTTAACTATTACTGGACAAGCAGATGTAGTTGGACACACTGAGTTAGATACTCTAAATGTATCAGGTGTCTCTACATTTGTTGGATTATCTACTTTTAGTGGAGATGTTTATATTGGTGGAGATTTATATCTAAAAGATGATTTAGTATTAGATAATATTACTGGTTCAAGTCTTAAGATAAGTGGTATATCTACATTTACTGGTAATATAGATGCTAACGGAGATTTAGATGTAGATGGACATACTGAACTTGATTATGTAAATGTATCTGCTGCAACTACTGTTGCTGGAATATTAAAGGTAACTGATACAACACAATCTACTACCGTAACATCTGGTGGATTGGTGGTTGATGGTGGTATTGGTGTTGCAAAGAACATTTTTGTCGGTGGTGTAGTAAATTCCAGTGGTACCATAACTGGTTCTGGTGGTATGGGCATTTCTGGTGGAGAAACTACTTTAAGTTCTGCCAGTATATCTGATTTAACTTCTGGAAGAGTTACTTATGCTGGTATAAATGGTGCCTTGCAAGATAGTGATAACTTTAAATTTACTAGTAATGGTGCAAATTATTTAATTGTAACTGGTGGATTTATCGTTTCTGCTGGTACTACTGTTTCTGGAAAAATTGATGCCAATTCTGGGTTAGATGTAGATGGACATACTGAGTTAGATACTCTAAATGTATCTGGTGTATCCACATTTGTTGGAGTATCTACTTTCAGTGGAGATGTTTATGTTGGTGGAGATTTATATCTAAAAGATGATTTAGTATTAGATAATATTACTGGTTCAAGTCTTAAGATAACTGGTATATCAACATTTGATGGTGCTATAGATGCTAATCTTGGATTAAATGTATCTGGTGGAACAGGTTTTGTTGCATCAACTGCTAAGATTTCAGATTTAACATCAGGTAGAGTTGTTTATTCTGGAGCAAGTGGAGAACTTCAAGACAGTGCTAATTTAACTTTCGACGGTACTGAATTATCAGCAGGATTGATTGATGGAGGATCGTATTAATGGCAAAACCAACCACTAAACAAGAACTGATAGATTTTTGTTTAAGAAAATTAGGAGCTCCTGTTTTGGAGATTAATGTTGATGATGAGCAATTAGATGATTTAGCAGATGACGCTATTCAATTATTTAATGAACGTCATTTTGATGGTGTTGAGAGAATGTATCTCAAATATAAATTAACTGCTGATGATGTAAGTCGTGGACAAGCAAAGGCAACTACTGGTGTTGGTATTGTAACCACTACTGCTACTTCTGTAGATAGTGGTTCTGGAACCTTTACTTCAAGTTGGTATGAAAATTCTAATTTTATTCAAGTTCCAGATTCAGTTATTGGTGTAGAAAAGGTATTTAAGTTTGATAATAATACTATTTCCAGTGGAATGTTTAGTTTTAAGTATCAGTTATTTTTAAATGATGTTGCGTTTAATCTTGGATATAATGGACTTTTAAATTATTCTATGACAAAAACATATCTTGAAGATATTGATTATTTAATGACAACTGATAAACAAATAAGATATAATAAAAGACAAGATAGATTATACTTAGATATTGATTGGAAAGATGAAGATGCTGGTGATTATATTATTCTTGATTGCTATAGAGCATTAGATCCAGCATCATTTAGTGGTGTTTATAATGATAGTTTTTTAAAAAGATATTTAACAGCAACAATCAAAAAACAGTGGGGGCAAAATTTAATTAAGTTCCAAGGAGTTAAACTTCCTGGTGGAATAGAGTTAAATGGAAGACAATTATATGATGATGGTGATAGGGACATAGAGGCAATATTGTCTAAAATGTCAACTGATTATGAAATGCCACCTCTTGATATGATAGGTTGATAAAAAATGCCATTAAATTCCTATTTTTTACAAGGATCTAAAAACGAGCAGTTTTTAGTTCAAGATTTAATAAACGAACAATTAGGTATCTATGGAGTAGAGGTATATTACCTTCCTAGAAAAACATTTAAAACTGATGATATTATTAGAGAAGTTCAGTCATCTAAATTTGATGACTCTTTTTTAATTGAAGCATATTTAAATAATTATGAGGGATATAATCCTGGTGCAGATTTAATGACTAAATTTGGTTTGAGGTTAACCAATGAAGTAAGTCTTACTATTTCAAGAGAAAGATTTGAAAACTTTATTGCACCAATATTAGAAGGTTTGAGTTCTGGAATTAGAGATGGATATATTACAGACTATACATTTGAAGATTTAGTTACAAGACCTAAAGAAGGAGATTTAATCTATTTCCCTCTTGGAGAAAGATTATTTGAAATTAAAAGAGTTGAAAGTGAAAAACCTTTTTATCAATTAGGTAGAAACTATACTTATGAATTAAGTTGTGAACTTTATGAATATGAGAATGAACTTATTGATACCACTATTAATGAAATTGATAGTGCAATGGAAGATGAAGGATATACCACATTAGTACAATTAGTTGGTACTGGTGTTACTGCTAATGGTGTAGCTTCAATAGGATCTACTGGAATGCTTGGATTTATAGATTTAATAAATGATGGCTCTGGATATAAGACTGCACCTCTTGTTGAAATATCACCACCTCCTGGTGGATATGGAACACAAGCAACTGCTGTTGCAATTACCACTTCTTTTGGTGGAGTTAAATCTCTGAAAGAAATAAGGATGATTAATCCAGGTCAGGGATATAGTGTTGAGAATCCACCATTTATTATATTAACTGGTGGCGGTGGAGCAGGTGCTGCAGTTACATTTGGTATTGTTTCTTCAGGTATTTCTACTATTGATGTGGATCAACAAGGTGTTGGTTATCCAGAAGAACCAACAATATCTGTTACAGCAGCACCTGCTGGTGGTGTAACTGCTACGGTAGAACCAGTTATGAGTGCTGGTAAAGTAATTGATATGCAATTTACTAATGTTGGTTCAGGATATACTGTTGCACCTACTGTTACATTTACTGGTTTAACTACAACAGGAATTGGAACTTACATATATAACGAGATAGTAACTGGTCAAACATCTGGAGTTGAAGCAAGAGTCAGAGACTTTAAGAGACGTACTGATATCAATGAGACTTATCCACCAATTGATCTTAAGGTATCTTTAAATACTGGATCATTCTATCCAGGAGAAACTCTTGTAGGTGGCATATCATCTGCTAGATACATTGTAGAATCTTATAGTTCAGACAGTGTTGATGATGCATTTGATTCTAATGCTGAAATAGAATTAGAAGCAGATAACTTACTTGACTTTACTGAAGGCAACCCATTTGGACAATACTAATGCTAGGAACATATTATTATCACGAAATTGTTAGAAAAACCATTATTGGTTTTGGTACTTTGTTTAATAGCATTTTTATTAAACATGAGGGAAAAGATGATGAAACTCTTGATGAGACAAAAGTTGGACTTGCTTATGGTCCACAACAGAAGTTTTTTGCAAAGATTAGAGAACAAGCTAACCTAACAAAAGCAATTGCAATAACTCTTCCAAGGATGTCATTTGAAATGACATCTATTCAATATGATCCATCTAGAAAATCGGGAATAACTCAAACATTTAAGGCATCAGATGGAACAAACTTAAAGAAAGTTTTCATGCCTATTCCTTATAATATTGGATTTGAGTTAAGTATATTTTCAAAATTGAATGATGATGCACTTCAAATTATTGAACAGATATTACCATATTTTCAACCATCATTTAATATAACAATTAATTTAGTAAGTTCTATTGGAGAAAAAAGAGATGTTCCAATAGTATTAGACAATATTTCATTT